GTTTCAAAGTCAAGGACGCTGATTATAATAAAGAAACTGACGGATTTTTAATTAAAAGTGCAGAACTCCTCGAAGTATCGGTGGTAAGCATACCAGCTAACCAAACGGCTACTTTTTCTATTGCTAAGTCTTTTGACAGCGATGGGGATTATGAGAAGTTTAAAGCACAATTCAACAAGGCTCACTCTGTAGAGTCAGTTATAACTGACAAAACTGAGCAGCCAAGTGCCGCAAATGCGGATATTATGGAGAAAGATATGTCGAATGACAATATAAGTCCAGAGTTTGATCTGAAGGCATTTGCTGAAGAAGTTGCAAAGAAAACTGCTACTTCAATTGCTATGCAACAAGCAGAGCAAAAAGCTAAAGATGACGCAGAAGTTCAAAAGTCTGCTAAAATTGAAGCTGAAGCAAAGGCTGTTCAAGACCAAAAAGAGGACGAACAAAAAACTATTATTCAGGCTGGATTATCTGGTGCTGAAAAACTAGTAAACGATGTTGAGAAGAGATTATCAGAGAAAAATGAAGATCTTCACAGCGTAGTTGCAGAACTACAAAAAGATTTATCTGAGAAATCAGAAGAAATCATGAAAATGAGAGAGTCTAAAAGAATTTTCTCAGAAAGAGGAAACTCTGACTGGAAAAAAGCTCATGAAAGTGAGTTAATGGACGCTAAAGTTCTTTCAGTTATTACTGGTAATAAAGGACTAGATTCTACTAACTTTGGACAAGGTGTTATAGAGAAAGTAAATACTGATTCAGGTGTTGCACTTTCATCCGCCGACTACGAGCAAGTAGTATCAACAGGTGTTGAAAGAGACATCCAAAACGAACTAGTATTAGCTCCTCTATTCAGAGAAATCCAAATGACTAGTGCATCAATGATTATGCCAATTCTACCAGACGCAGGTTATGCTGAATTCGTATCAGCTGCTGGAACTGGTGATGGTGCTTCACCACATGGTAACTTATCAGAAAGAGGCGACTCTTATGTAACTACTGGTGACAGAGGCGGAATTGATTTAACTCAAAAAGTATTAACTGTTAATAAGTTAATTTCTAAGTCATTCATTGGTAATGAAACTGAAGAAGATGCTATTATGCCAATCTTACCTTTGATCAGAGAATCAATGGTTAGAGCGCATGCAAGAGGTATCGAAAATGCAATTTTATTTGGTAACAATGCTCAGGGCGCTTATGGTGGATCAGCACCGTTTGATGGTTTAGTACATAAAGCTACTGACGCATCAAAAGCTCTTGTAGGCTCAGAAGCCTTTGCAGCTGATAAACTTACATCTCTTGAGTTATTAGAAATGAGAAAGTCTATGGGTAAATACGGTGTTAATCCAGCAGACGTAGTATATATAGTATCACAAGAAGGATACTACAACTTACTAGAAGATATTAATTTCCAAGACGTTAACGTAGTTGGCGACATGGCGACTAAACTATCTGGTGAGTTAGGACAAGTCTTCGGATCAAGAGTATTGATCTGTGACGAGTTTAATGCAAGAGCAGCGAGTAAAACACACGCTGTAGCTTTATATGCTAGAAACTTCATTATGCCTAGATTAAGAGGCGTAACAATTGAATCAGACTATGACGTAGAAAATCAAAGAAGAGTACTTGTGGCTTCACAAAGACTTGGATTTGACAATATCGTTCCAGGTGCAGGTTCAGTAGTAGTTAGAAACTATAACGGTAGTTAAACTACAAAACGCTTAATTTTAAGCTAATAATGGTTTTCGTGGGGGTTCCTAAAATCCCCACAATTTTAATATGGCGGATTTAGTAACAGTACAAGATTATAAGGATGCAGAAGGGCTGACTGGAGCTAAAGATGACGATCGCCTAGCGATTTTGGTTCCTCAAATCTCAGAATTAGTAAAGAGATATTGTGGAACAAGTTTTGTTGATTATTACTCTACCGATAAAACAGAAGTATTTAACATTACAGATGAGACCTCAGTTATAATAGTAAGTGAAAGTCCTCTAGTAAGTGTTACTTCAGTGAAAGAAAGAGAAGGC